ATTCTCATCATATATTTTACGAGCTAAGGTTTTACTAGGAGAATTAGGGAATTTTTTAAGGTATTCTAAAACAATTTTAGTATTTTCCTTAAAGTTCTTTGGGCTTTTATTCATAAGTACACAATAATATAATAAAAAATACCGTATGTTTAGTTTCAAACTTACTAAAAAGAATGGGAATTTAGTGCATATTAATGAAAGCACAAAGATTTCTTATCAATTATTTCTTGATAAACTTCAAGAGGGTCAGGAAGTTGAGGTCTTTATGGGACTAACTTCAGACAATGGTAGCTTAGCACAATTAGCTAAGATACATGCATGCATTAGAGAATTAGCCAAAGAGTCTGGCTATACATTTGATGAGATGAAATTTATAGTTAAACAGCACTCTGGTCTATGTTATGACGGAGGAGGTGCTGAATACTGTAAATCTTTTAAAGAATGTAGTAAAGAAGAATTAGCAATGGCAATAGAATCTGCTATTGAACTTGGTAGAGATTTAAATATTAATCTTGCTTAGGTTCAACATAGTCAGGGTCTCCTGGCTCAGGAACTTCTTTTTCATTGTAAAGTTCTGAATTATCTTGAACTTGTTTTTCAATTTCAGATACAAGAAGAGTAATAGTATAGAATGCTCTTTCAAATTCTGAGAGATCATTAAACTGCTTAGTTAGAATGTTTTGTAAATTTTCTTTTTCACTTTCATTCTTTAGTAAGTGCTTGAAAATGGTATATAAAGCATCTTTAGACATTAAGTAAAAGTTCTTATTTACTTTTATGTCAATTAGAGCATTGTCCTTGATTTCTTTTACTTTGACTGCCATAATAATAGTTTTAACAAAAATAATAAAAAAATGAAAATAGAACCAGAAATTGATGAGATTAAACAAAAATTGTTTAATCAACTTGAGCCCAGTGGTTGGGGTAGGATTTTTAAATCTTTTATATTTAGTTCTGAGTTTACTGATATTCTAAATAATCTATACACACTAAGTACAAGCGGTAAAAGATTTACTCCACCATTAAAACAAGTATTTAGGGCATTTGAAGAGTGCCCATATGATAAACTACAAGTAGTAATTGTAGGTCAGGATCCATATCCACAGTTGGGAGTTGCTGATGGTATAGCTTTTAGTTGTAGTAACTCTGAGAAAGAACAACCTTCTTTGAGATTTATTCTTGATGAAGTACAGAAGATGTATCCTTTCTATGAAAGACCTCTGGATTTAGCAAGATGGTCTAATCAAGGTGTACTAATGTTAAACACAGCTCTTACAGTAGAAGTTGGTAAAATTGGTAGTCACTATGATATCTGGAAACCATTTACTGCTTACTTGTTAGATTGGTTAAACAATTATAACACAGGGCTAGTATATGTATACATGGGTAAAAAGGCTGAAGAATGGTCTGAACTTACTGGAGATAATAACCATAAGTTTACTGTTAAGCATCCTGCTTCTGCTGCTTATAACGGGTCTAAGTGGGACAGTAATGATATCTTTGTTAAGATACAAAATATAGTAAAGAAGTCTAGTGGTAATACAATACATTGGTAATATGGAAGATATATTTTTAAAGCTTGTAAGAGAGGGTATAACCCCAAATAGTTATTATATTTTACATTGTGTAAAACAAAGTATAATTCCTTGTTCCTTTGTAAACAAGGAATTAGAGATAAAAAGATTAATTTCTGACGGATGGTTAAATGAAGACTTGTCATTAACAGATAAAAGTATTATCTTTACTACTGAGATTGACGGATATTTTAAGAAGTCAAAAAAGAAAACATCTAAACTTTTATTGGGAGATAATTTTGAAGATTCTGTAAAGAAGTACTCAGAAACATTTCCAAGTATTAAACTTGCCAGTGGTAAGTATGCACGATCTAACTCTAAAAACTTAGAGAATGCATTTAGATGGTTCTTTGAAACTTATGATTATGATTGGGAAACAGTTTTGTTAGCAGCAAAGAAGTATGTTTTGGAATACAGAGAGATTAGTTATCAATACATGAGAACATCTCAATATTTTATTAGAAAGCAAAACAGTGACAAAACTTGGGACTCAGACTTGGCTGATTATTGTGAGATGATTTTAAACAAACCAGATGATGAAATAATATTTATTAAAGAAAGACTATTTTGATACACATAAATTTTAAGAAGTTATTAATTGGAGTTATAGGCAGTGTATGCTTGTACTTGATAATTAACAAATATATTGTAGAGGTGAAGATTTGGGAATATATAGCTATAGAGTTCTTAATTACCATATCTCATTATCTATATGAAAGAATAAAACCCTCAGTAGAAGGGACTGAATAAGCTTAATCTATAGAATATGTATAATGATGCAAGCCCTCTAAAGGCTGTTAGTGAAAGAGACGCTCTTAAAAAAGCACTCTATAAAATGAAAGCTAGACACAATGGTGAACTAAAATCATTGAAGACAGCTTGGGTGAATTTTAATAATGCTTTTTGTGATGGTCTAGAATGGAGAACTATTACAGTTGTTGGTGCAAGACCAGGAACAGGTAAGACTTTATTTATGGAACAATTGGTTAATGATGTCATTAAGTTGAATGGTGACCAAAAGTTCAGGATATTAAAGTTTCAGTTTGAGATGCTAGATGAGACAAATGGTATTAGAAAATTGTCTATGAATGTTGGTTCTGATTATAACACTCTGATGAGTAAGGAAAAGCCTGTGGACAGAGGTATTTTTCAAAAATGTGTAGACTTTTATGATAGCACAGAACAGTATGACTTAGTAGATGTGGTGTATGATCCATGTACAGTGGATGAGATGTGTGCTACTATTCATGCTTATATGGAGAAACATAAAACAGAAGAGGGATACACAAATACTTTGGTCACTATAGATCACTCAGCTTTATTTAGAGTTGGTAAGGGGCAGAAGGATAAGTTTGAGATGCTCTATACATTAGGTGAAGGCCTTACAGAAATGAAGAAGAAGTTTCCTGTGGCATTCTTAGTTCTTAGTCAGTTAAACAGAAATGTTGAAACTATAGAAAGAACAAAAGATGGTACATATGGGAATTATATTCTTGACTCTGATTTATATGGTTCTGATGCTTTATTACAACATGCTGATGTAGTATTGGGTATCAACAAACCTTTTAACAGAAGAATTAAATTCTATGGTCCAGAAAAGTATATTATCAATGACCCAGATCTTTTGGTATTTCACATACTAAAATCAAGAAATGGTTTCATGGGTATGAACTTTTACAAGTTGGACAGCACTGTTATGAGACTTGTTGAAATTGATGCACCACCTACATCATCACATTAATTTTAAAATATGTATAACAGAAAAGACAAAGAAAGAGAGTTGATGGAAAATCACTCTGGTTATCTAGACAAGCTAGGTTCTAGTTACCAATTTACTGCAAAGACTGCTTTCTATAGCAAAGGTAAATTTGGAAGACAGATCCAGTTATTTGAAAATGAATTAAATAAGGGCTCTGATATTTATGTAGAATTGGTAGATATTGTTAGAGATGCTAAAGGCATGGAAACAGATATGGTCCCAATGTATTGGGAAAGACCACTATTCAAATGTAGATACAATCCTTATTTTAAAGAAGAGTATGAAGTTAAAGTTTCTACTAATTCAAGAGGAGAAGAATACTCTGCTTATATCATACCTACCTCAGAGTTGGTATGTGTAAACAAAGGTTCTGAAGAAATTCCTTATAATGAGTATGAGAAGAACAGAACTACTGAGCCTGTAGAGCAGAAGAAGTTAAGTGTTTTTCCAGACTTTGAAGAGGAGTTTGTTCCCAAACTGAAAGATGTAGAAGGTTCAGGTGATGTATCTGCTATTCTATTAGAGATTGCAGCTGGATTTCAGAAACTTGCAGTAGCACTAAAAAACAAATAACATGGGTATAGTACTTCCAACTAAAAAAGTAAAAGCTGATAGAGTTAATCCTAAAAGATTAATTATCTATTCTAAGCCTAAAACTGGTAAGACAAGTGCATTTGCTGGTCTTGAGGGTAATTTGATTATTGACTTAGAAAATGGTGCAGACTATGTTGAAGCCATTAAAGTAAAAGCAAATAATCTACAAGAGCTCAAGGAGATTGGTAAAGCAATTAAAGAAGCAGACTATCCATATAAGTATGTTACAATTGATACTGTGACAGCTTTGGAGGATATGGTTATGCCGCTTGCAATTAACCTATATAAACAAACACCAATGGGTAAGAATTATTCTGGAGACAGTATACTTACTTTACCAAATGGTGCAGGTTACTTATATGTTAGGCAAGCATTCTTTCAAGTTTTAGATTTTATTGATACATTAGCACCCCAAATTATTTTATCTGGTCATATTAAAGACAAGCAGGTAGATGATAAAGGTGAGATGGTTATGTCTGCAAACATTGATTTGACAGGTAAAATAAAATCTTTAATTTGTGCAAATGCAGATGCTATTGGTTATATGTTTAGAAGAGGTGAACAAACTATTCTAAGCTTTAAGACTAATGAAGAAGTGACTTGTGGTGCAAGACCTGAGCACTTAAGAAATGAAGAAATAGTAATTTCTGAAATGGTAAATGGTGAGCTAATAACTCACTGGGAAAAAGTATATAAATAATAAACAATAACAAAATGGGATTAAGTACAAAAGATCTAGTAAGTGAGAACAGTGGTGGTGGAATGGCAAAAACTATTGCACCGGGTAACCACTCATTAAAAATCAACAGTGTTGTGTTAGAGAACTTTCAATTTATTGATGGTGCTAAACATTTAATACTAAATGTTGAGACAGAACCAATTGATGGATTTGAAGGTTTTCTAGTTGATAAAGATGATGAAAGCAAAGGAAAGTATAAGGGTCAGATTGGTAGAGTAAAAGCTAGTCAGTATGCATTTGCAGATGGGCAAACAAAGTCTGGGATTAAAATTCAAAGAGATAGATCTTTGATGATGTTCTTGGCTAACTTGTCTAAAGCAACTGGTATAATGAAATGGTTTGAAGAACAAGATAATAAATTTAACAGCATTGAGGAGTTTGTAAAGAACTTCAGTGACAATGCTCCACTTAAAGATAAGTATCTAGACTTCTGTGTTGCTGGTAAAGAATATGAGAACAAGTCTGGTTATACTGCATATGACATGTGGTTACCAAAAGCTGAAAACAATAAGTATGCTTATGGTGAAGAAGGTTCTGATAGAATCCTTAAGTATGATGAAGGTAAGCACCTTAAGAAACTTGAGGTAAAACCAGTAGATAATTTTGGTGATGATGATGATGATTTTCCAACACCAGGAAGAACATCTTCTGACTTTAGTTTAGATTAACAACTCCTACATAATGGGGAGTTAGTCTAGCTCCCCTTATGTACTAAATTGGGTTGCTATGATTTCTACAAAGAATTTAATATATGATTTAGCTGATGTTCCAAGAGAATGGGCATTTGAACACTATCTAAACCTTACAGAAAAACTTACAGGCCAAGATATTAAAATGAAGTCAGTGTTTAATACACGGGAGAAGACACCTTCTATGTGTATTTATATTGACAGAAATAATATCTACAAGTTTAAAGATTTTTCTTCAGGTATGGGTGGTGACGCAATAAGCCTTGTCCAAAGTTTATTTAATCTACCCACTAGAGGTTCCGCAAGCTATAAGATAATTGAAGACTATAACCAGTATGTTTTAACTAATGGTTGTAACACAATAAGGTCTTATAAACAACACAGTAAATTTAAGGTTACTGATTATGAGATGCGGCACTGGAATACTCTTGACCAAAAATATTGGATGGGATTTCACATTGGTTCTAGATTATTATCTAGATATAATGTTGTTCCATTGGAATATTATATAATGACAAAGACAGATGAAAATGATGTTGTGTCAAGTATAACTATCAAGGGTAATTATATCTATGGGTATTTTAGAGAAGACGGGACACTCTATAAGATCTATCAGCCAAAGGTTAAAGAAAGTAAATTTATCAAGGTAAGAGATTATATACAAGGTACAGAACAATTAGTATTTGATAAACCTTATTTGATTATAACATCTTCCCTTAAAGATTTGATGGCATATCAGAAACTAAAGATTAGTAATTCAGAAGCAATTGCACCAGACAGTGAGAATACTATGATACCAGAGAACATAATGAATAACATTAGTCCTAAGTATCAGAAAGTATGTGTGTTGTTTGATAATGATGAGGCTGGTATAAGGGCTGCTGAGAAATATAAATCTAAGTATGGTTTTAATTATGTTATTCTTGATCTTGAGAAAGATTTATCAGATGCTATTAAAGTACATGGTGTAGATAAAGTGAGAGACAATCTCTTGCCATTACTAAAAAATGCAATACTATGAGTAAATGGTCATACCAAGGACAAGACTTTGAAAGCTCCATGATTCCAGAAGGAGCAGAAGGTTTTGTGTATGAAATGCAGGCTATAATAAACGGTAAACTTGTAAGGTATATTGGAAAGAAAAACTTTTATTCTGTTACAAAGAAGAGATTTGGCAAGAAAGCCTTGTCTTCTATGCAGGATAAGAGAGCTAAGAAATATACTATGCAAAAGAAACTTACCTATCTAGACTATTATAGTAGCAATGCTGTGTTGAAAGATGCACATAAAGCCGGGATAGAAATTAGAAGATACATGCTCAAGATATGTTTCTCTAAAATGGAACTTACTTATTATGAGACTAAGTTTCAGTTTGTTAGAGGTGTATTAGAGAGTGATGAATTCTTAAATGGTAATATCCTAGGCAGGTTTTACAAATTCAAATAATTATGACAGAACAAGAATTAACACAAACCTTGATCCAGTTAGCGGATCTGGGGGTTACTGGAATTAGAATAAATTATGAAGGTGGAGGAGATAGTGGTTGTATAGAAGATATATTTTATACAGACAAAGAAGGTGTTTCACTTGGAGAAGTTCAGAATTTACCTTGGGATTCTAAAAACTTAAAGGCACTAAATAATGAACTTGCAATAAATATAGAAAACTTTACTACAGATACAATTCTTGATACCATAGAAGATTGGTGGAATAATGAGGGTGGTAGTGGTACATTGTCTATACTAGTTCCTTCAGGAGAATATAATGTAGAAAATAACATCAGAAGAATTGATTATGATGAGTTTGTACATGTGGGTAATTTATTTAGAAAAACAGAAGACTAATGTCACATCCTTGGGAACATGCAAAATCCTCTGCTAGAAAATGGGGAGGTAAACCAGAAGAATACATGATATATCATGAATGGTTTGATGAAACAAAAGCTTGGATAGGACATTCTAAACATAGAATGTTCAGACACCACAGTGAAGGTATATTTGAGATGGAGAGCATCTTTGGAGTAAGCTTTGTAAATAGTGATAACAGAGTTGTATACACAAGATATGTTGGTGAGCAACATGTTAAAGAAGATTGCAATGGTTATATTCCAAGTGCTAAAGAGTGGGTTGATAATATAAATACACCTACAGAGTGGATGATTAAAACTTTAAAGATTGAGGACTGATGGAAGAAGAAAAAGTATTTACCCTTAAAGAATATCTACAAGTTATAGATAATGCATATGCTACAGGTAAAGCAAAAGTATCTGTAGAAGAAAAAGAAGAGATGATTAATCATATAAAAACATCTGCAAAAAATTGGGCAAAAATAGTTAGCAATAAAATTGAAGACTGATGATTTTAACAAAAGATGAAGTAAGGAATCTGATTGGAATGCTAAGATCTCCAGACAAAGACAATAGACTTGTAGCTTTTAAGATAATAGAAGATATAAATCTTAAAAAATATGTTGGAGAGATAATGGTAATGTATAAATATGGTGAGTATAACTTGAGTAGTTGGGAACAAGACTGTAAACCTGCACATGAGTTTATAGTAGAGAGAATTGAGAAGTTCAATGGATATTGGGA